CGCCGCCCGCCACGACGTGAACTGTCGCTGGGTTCTTGCCTACCTTCTTGCCGCATCGATGGCAACCGTATTCGTTTGAATCGTTGCCGTGAGTCCAGTCGCTCGGGATCTCCCAGAGCTTGTCCTCACCAACGATCTCGTATTCTTCGCTCATGATCAGACCATCCCGTGGGGCTGGTTGAACGTGGGCTCAGGACGGTCATCGTCCAACAGTCGAGCTAGCACCTCATCGGGTATTTCATCGATGCGAGCTAGACCCTCAGTCAGAAACTGGTCCATCGCTTTTGTGAATTTATTCATAGCTGTTCCTCCTCGTGGGTATTTCAGTGTCTGATGACACTGCACTGGCCACCAGCCGAAGCCGGTGGCCGATGCGCTGTGATCAGCCAAATATTTCCCTCNNNANTNNNTCNANGACCGGCNNCGTTACTNTNCGCCGAAAGTCCTCAAAGTCGCCTGACGTAAATGGGTCTTGATACTTGCCCGGACCAATCAAGANTGTTGACCCCTCAGGGATCTCATCATGCTTGTAGGCAGTNTCTTCACCGTTAGGTGTCCTGACGAACGACCAGCCGTAGTCATTGAATCGGTAGTTGTCCCACTCATCTTGATAGTTGACGGTGAGAGAGACCCACGGATTCTCNAACGTGCGCCGGACCTGNTCTGGAAGCTGTTCGTCCAAAGGCATGGAAAAATTGCCCCACACCTGAGCCGGATCTGCTTTCCAGCAGTCAGTGATCTTGGTCACCTTATTGGTAACAAAAACACCTCGGTTGTCGCCATAAGGCCGAGCATTCTTGAGACCACCAACAGTGACGTAACTGCCCGTCAAATTCGTCCGGCCAACTTTCGTCACTAAGGCAGTCCCATGTCGGCCTCGGCTGTTCATCATGATGACGTCACCAACTCTGACATCGTCACGATCAACTAGCGGAGCACCTGTATCGGACCCTGTTCTTATATGCATTATTCCTCCTCGTGGTGGACTATCTCTTCAGGCCGGGTAGTCCATCTCCCGACGACGCTCCCGGAGGAGCGTTTCGATTATTGGTAGTAAGGCTTTTCTGCTGGCCAGTACTCGGCAGGCCGATCTTCGATCTTTACCTCTAGCTCNACATCAACCAGCCCATACTGTTTCTTGACGTGGGCAAGGTTGATCATTCCTGAGATAGTTTCGGCCGCTCGTTCGGGATCATCCTTAGGGTGAACCTTGGTAGCTGCTTTCAAGCCAAGCACTTCACCCTCCAGCGGAGTGCCGCTGGTGTAGTACCAGCCACCTTCCGCTGCTCCGCCATAGTTGTTGTGGTCAAGGCAGTAGATGTTGACGTACTTGCCGCCAGCAGCCACATGCTCCTGAATCTCACGCTCATAGCGGACCTTGCGGTCAAACTCAGTCACGCTTTCAAGAGCGGTCTTGAGAATGTCCCTAGCAGTCTGCACACTGAAAAGAGAGAGCCCTTCAACCAGTGCCTCAGCTATTGCCAACTCAAAATTCTTTGAGCCGTCATAAGANGGCATGTTTTTCAGGGCCNTCAAGAAAGNCTCNTNANNCTGCCTNTCCAATNTCTCCAACATTTCTGTCGAAGCCTGTTTTGCTTTATTCATTATTCCTCCTCGTGGGTATAGATCCACACTGATGTGTGGGTCGTGCCCTGCCGAGGTCTCGCTCCTCGGATGGCCGGTCTTCAACCGGGCTCAGGACTGCTGGTCACCATTCAACATTCATATCTGTTGCTCCTGGTTGTAGCCGCTGCATACATCGCATACGCAGATCATTTCAACGGAGTTCATCGCATAGTGATTGATTGCACACTTACCGCAACCACTCCAAGGACTTGAATCCATGTTGACGAAATACATTTCGTCAGGATCCGAATCCCCACAGTCAAGACAGCCAGCTTCGAGCGCTGTGCTCATATCAGTCTGGAATGCGTCTCGCCCGTAACGAGTCTTCGTGGCGCAGTCGTAGGTGTTCAGTTTCATTGTTCCTCCTCGTGTTTGAGTAGTGCTTGATAGCACTGGAAGGGGCACCAACCGAAGTCGATGCCCGATCCGCTGATATCAAGCAGTCATTTCGACCATTGCGTCAGCGAACTGAGCCTTGGTCATCTTGGTGACGTTGGTGGACAGGCCGACCCGGCGGCTAACCATTGCCAGGTCAGTGCCGACCGTCACCCATTCGCCGTCGATCCAAAGATCATGGCGATCACCAGGAAATGCATCCTCAAGGACTTGAATCCGACGAAGGACCTCTTTCGTGTTCTCTGCCGTGATTGACCTCATGCCGATGTTCATCATCATGAAAGTCATCTTTTGAGTGATGCGATGCGAGTTACGAAGCTCATGGCTAGTGGACTCAGTGAAGCAGTAGTCGCTTCCGTTCCACTCCATGTCGTCCTGAAAAACGTAAAGCTCNTCAGGNCGCTCGCATTTCCCAATGTTCCAGTTAAGGGACATAGGTTTTCCTCCTCGTTGTGAATGTGTCTGCCGGTGAGCCAGGTGGCTCTCGTCAGGCCGGGGGCAACACCCCCCGACGACGCCCCGGAGGGCGTTTCGGCGCTCAATCAATTTCAATTTCGTTATGGCACCAGCCGCATATTTCGACTTCATCAAGATCGATCTCGAAGATGACTTTCGGGAAGTCACCCGAGTCGAAGCTCGCTTCGTCCATGCGGTCAATGCCGTTAGCCTCTGCGTAATCGTCAAGCATGTCCTCAGCAGTTGCCGGGGCGATGCCGTGATTACGTTCGAAGTGCTCTTCGACGCAACCAACACACCAGATGTCAGCATTGAAGGTGTAAGCAGTTATGTCGTAGATCATGGTTCCTCCTCGTGATCTGTCCAAGGCCCAGAATTGGGCTCATCAGGCCGGGGAGATCATCCCCCGACGACACCTCCGAAGAGGTGTTTCGACTATTGGATGCGATCCGCTGGGTGGACACGNTCCGAGAGCACAGACATGCTCACTTCGTCCATCTCGTAGGTGGACTCAGGGAACGCATCATTCATCTCTTCAAGCCAGTCACTCAGCATGCGAGTCTCGCCTCCGAGCTTCACTTCAACGTCTTTGCCGCTAGGGCTAATCGGTTGATACTTGGGGAGCGTGTTCATGTTGTTGTCAAACAGTTCTCGTGCTGCTGCCATTGCATCGTTCAAATTGGTCATTGTTGTTCCTCCTCGTGGTGAGATGTCTCATCAGGTCGTGGTCTCTCACACCACAACGACGCCCCGAAGGGCGTTTCGACTAGCGAGCGTTTGGATTCATGAATTGGACACTGCCCTCAAGAGGCAGCACCAACTCATCCATACCGGCCTCATCATCAATCTTGAATCTGTAGTGGCTAGCAGCGCCTTCAGCGTCCCTAACCAACATCGCATCGAAGACCTCCACCCATCGTTTTTGCACAGGCTCCCAGACCAGATAGAAGCCGCCGAAGCACTGTGCGTGGATGAAGAATTCGTAGTTGCTCGAACTAACGAAAGTGTTCATTTTTCCTCCTCGTAGTGACCTGTCTCATCAGTGCAGGGCGGTCAGCCCCTACAGACACCTCCGAAGAGGTGTTTCGACTTTCACTCGCCGCCTTCAGCCTTATAGATGGCCACTAGCGAACTGGTCATCGTGACCAGGTCATTGATTGCCCAAGCTCGGGTCTCACGATCCAGAGCTTGAATCTCGGTCTGAAGGGCGTTGATCCGTGGGAGCAGATCGCCGTATACCTTCCCTTGAAATGTTGAGTTAACGGTCTCAGGCAATTTTTTAGCAAGTCGTTTCATGGTTATTCCTCCTCGTTTCTTGAGCCCGGAAGGACTCTCATCAGCCCGTTAATTCGGGGACGAGGAGGAGGAATTTCACCGTCGTGATCAAGGCCCGTTGATTCGCTAGGCCGAAGCCCTGGGCAGTCCCGGCCTGGTCCCAGCATCGATAAGCCATGATTCAAGGTCGGTGAGGCCGGTATGCCGAAGCAGTGAACGACCTCAAACCCATCCACATGGCAGCTAATCCGATGCTGCTCATCCGGAACCCGATTGGTCAAAGACTCGATTGCCCTTGATCCATCTGGTGGTTCTCCCGTCTCGTTAAGCGGTGCCAGCGATGAAGCCGGGTGGGGCGCACTCGCCGCTGCGGGATTGTGGGACTCTCACCCGGTCCGACGTATCGGCCCCTCGGTCCCGGAGTCTGCCCTCCGGTTGCCCTGCGACTATTGGGGACTGCCTCCCCCCCGATCGATGCGTGCCGTGCCGAAGCTGTGGGCTGTGTCGATGCATCCATAGTGCCCACACTTTCTGACCCCAATCAAGTTTATTTGTGCTCAATTGTCCCCAAAACACCACGAGGAGTTGAATACATAGGCCCAAAATTGTTTGAAGAATTTCCCCGACCACACCCAAAACCACCCAAAACGACCAAANCGCCACACGAACAAACGTTCGACACACCCACCCCCACGACCCCCCCACGGCCCCTCGATCAGCCCCCCACAACCGACGACGATCTAGCCGCCGCTGCCTCCGGCTCATATCTGTTGAGATGACGGTCATTGCTCTCGAACCAGACCCAGGTCGAAGCGAACCAGCAGCGATGTTCGATGCAGAACAACACACCGACTGGTCGCAGGCCCGCACAGCGCCGGAAACTGCGCCAGAGCGCAGAAACTCGGCGTATGCCAGCCATGCCAAAGGGGGGTCCATAAGATTCGGAACGGAGGGGGAGGGGAAAGGCTTCCCAGGAAGTGGCCGACAAAACGACAGAGCACCGTAGTCGTTTTTTTTCGGTGTTCTTTGATTGTTTTTGTGTCTGGCTCGTTGGCGTACGGACATACGTCGAATGTCCCCCCGCCCTGTGTGATCCCCGACCTTTTAATGAGCTGTCGTCGCTCTATAACGTTCTTTGCTGACCCTCTTCGGGTGACGCTACCGTTCCGACCAGCCTGCCAGTGGCTCGGGGTTCCGGTTCCAAACGATCTTGGTTGTTCCTTCGACTGGCATAATCTGTTATTCGAAGGTTGTTTCCTAATTGGTACCCGAACGGTGTCTACTCGTCAAGGGTTTATAGATGGGGGACGCAGATGACGATAGAAGACGTTGCAGAGAAAGCAGACAAGTGGAGTCAAGCGGTAAGCAAAATAACGAAAGCGGTCGCTGCTGCCGTCATAGCGATCGGCACCGCAGTCGGCGGCGTCGTCATGCTATGGCCGGGTGGCGAGGAGGCTCCGGCGGATCCTTCTTCGATTGTGTACGGGGTGGGTTATTCTCCTCAATGCAGTCAGTTGATGGATTCGATAGATCACAATTGGACGGAGAGTCAGTGGGCTGTTTGGGAGCGGTTGCGTCGAGATATGGGGTGCTAGGTGCCTGAGCCTCGGTTGGCTAAATATAAGACGTGGTCGAAAGATCGCTGTTATAAGGCGGCTATCGATAAATGTTTGAATCATGGTTGGACTCAGACGGAGGCCGCTAAAGAGTTTGGTTTGTCTCGGCAGCATTTGTCTGGGCGGATGAAGGGTGAGCGGGAGAAGAGGGAAGCTCGTATTGCTGAGGTGAAGGAGCAGCAGCGGGTTGGTCCTTTGGGTTTGAATGAGAAGCGTCGCATTGGGACGTTCACNGAGTTTTGTGAGCATTATTTGCAGAACTGGTCGTGCCCCGATTGTGGTGTGCATCATGACACCCCGAAATTTCATCAGGACATTGCGGATGCGGTGACGGGTGCTAATCCTCGAGTGTTGATTAACATGCCGCCGTATCATTCGAAGTCAACGTTGGTGACTGTTTGGCACACTGTGTATGACATTTGCCGGGATCCGAACCTTCGAACACTTCTCGTGTCGAAGTCGTTGCCGTTCGCTAGAACGTTCATGCATTCAATCTCAGAGATGCTCACTAACCCTGAACTGTACGAAGGTGGGCCAAGTCCAATAGAGGACTGGGGACCGTTCAAACCTGACGGCCAATCAAACTGGTCAAGTGAATCCATTTATGTTGCTGGGCGTACCACCGCTGAGAAGGACCCCACCATCGCAGCTCTAGGTGTAGGCCAACAGATCTATGGTCGTCGAGCCGACGTAATCAAATTCGACGACGTAGCCACCCTCGACAACCAACGTAACCCTGACCGTGTGGCGGGAATGTTGGAGTGGTTCGATAAGGAAGCTTTGTCTCGTATTGGTAAGACGGGGCGTGCTATTTGGATTGGTACTCGTGTGAATCCGGGTGACGTGTACTCGACGTTGGGTACTCGTTCNGGTTACAAGGTTNTNCGNTATCCGTGCATTATGGATGATGAGACNGAGCAGACGTTGTGGCCGGAGCATTTCCCGTACACGCAAGCTNTGGTTCACCGTTCGGAGATGCGCCCTGCGGANTTCCAGTTGATTTANCAGCAGGTCGATATTCCGGGTGTGGGTGCTTCGTTTACTCAGGACATGCTGGATTTGTGTAAGGACACTTCTCGTGTGCAAGGCCACTTTGATTCTTCGTGGCGTCTTTTTGCTGGATTGGATCCGGCGGGGGCCAATAAAGGATCGGGGTACACCGCTTTCACTCTTATAGGGGTAGACCCT